ATGTTAACTGGATCTGAATGGGGGGATAATATGCAAGCAAACTTATTTCCAATACAAGATAATATAATTAGATTTTCATTTTCAGAACCATATGAACATCCATTGCCAGAACAACTAAAGGATCACGGTAGATTGCTTGATGTTTTTGAGCACATTATCAATAATGATCTAGAATCTTTAGAAGAAATGACAAAGGCACCTTATAATTAATTATGGATAATTTAGATGAACTAGAACTGGACAAATCTAAAGCAGTTATTAGTTTTGAAAGAATAGCTAATGAGTTGTATTTTCTTGGTGCAGATAAAGAACGAATTATTCTATTTGAAAAACTTAGAAACTTGATTGCCGAAAAAGACTTACAGAATGATCCTATTGCCGTTGAAATATTATCCTGGGCATATGATCAGTTAGCTAATTTTTAAAGTGCAAAATATGGGTTGTCAGTTACCCAGAAAAGAATGCTATATCTATCTTCAGTAATTTTTTGAACCTCATGAATCATATCTTCGCCCTTAGATGGGAAGGTAACAAAATCATTTGCAGTTGGTTTAAAATAATACTTAAGCTTTGGAAAGAATAACTCTCCACCATCTGTCATAGAATTAAGATAGATAAGTCCACTGTGTTTAAATTGTGGATTTACATTATCTCCAGCATCATAGTGTGGTCCAATAAATGATCCAGACTTTTGTTTAGCTAACCAAAAAGATGCAACATATAAGTCATTAGGATCGTTGTATATCTCTTTCATCGCTGCACATACCTTATCGAAATACTTTCGGGCTAATGGCAGGATATCTTCAATCAATTCTAATGAGTGATGGGTTGTATCCCAAAATACCTGATCTCTTCCAAATCTAAGAGCAAGTCTATCTGGATTCTTTTGTATCTTATAGTCGTTGAACTTGTCAATATTATTATTGATCCAATCAACAAACTGAGTAGTATCTTCATCAGAGATAAAGTCACGAATAAATTTAATTTTATCTGTCATACATATATCCTATCATATAAGTCCCTCCAGTTGGAATCGAACCAACGACGCACGGATTAGAAGTCCGACGCTCTATCCTCTGAGCTATGGAGGGGAAGTGCCCCCAGTAGGATTCGAACCTACGGCCTACGGATTAAAAGTCCGCAGCTCTACCGCTGAGCTATAGGGGCGTGGTGCTCCAGGTGGGATTCGAACCCACAATCCTTTCGGCAATTGATTTTAAGTCAATCGTGTATACCGTTCCACCACTAGAGCATATTCAATTATCTATTAGATAATTTGAATAGTCTAAGTGCATTACAGTTGTTACACAGCATTTCACTATTTGTATATGCTAGCTTAATGGATTCTAGTCCCTCTAGGCTGTCAATCTTGGACAGGCTCTCAGCAAGGTTAGGCAGATCTACGAAGTTCATCTGAGAAAAGTGTAGGTACTGGCTACAACCACGACATGGCTTTGCCATTAGTAGGTTTTCTGCTAGAGTAGTAGCCTTCTCCTGAAACTTATTTTCTTTAATCACTACAGTATCTTTCTTCTTGTCATTTAAATAATATGAGATAGTTCCTTTTGAACATCCCAAGATCTTTTCGATCTCTCTATAACTTTTTCCTTCGCTTTTCAAACGTAAGATATCTTCTTTATAACTCATGTATCAAGTATAACAGATATCATATGTTTGTCAAGTAGGGCAGGTGGGGATTGAACCCACGACTTCCACCTTATAAGAGTGGTGCTCTAACCTACTGAGCTACTACCCCTTATAAGATTCAAGTGTACGTGGAAAAGCCTGGCTTGTCAAGTCTTTAACCGCTTTTGCATACTCTTGAATTTCCTTTTGTGCATCATGCTCTAGACGCTGATCAAGGAAAGTAATAACGCCCTGCAAAGATGCAGTCCAACGCCAGCGAACATACATTCCATAGGCAGGTAGAAATAGACGTGCAATTTCTGGTGCAATATTGTCGCTCATTGCCTCGTGGTATAGTCGTGTACCCTCTACAACAAGTTCATTTAGCTTATTAGTATAGTAGGAACCATTGGACCAATGAATAGGTTCTCCACTACCCTGTTTGCTATTCTCAGGCTTGCTACGCCAGCTAGAGGCACTAGGAACATAGAATTCTTCATCCTCAGTAATATAGCGACGTGAGGACTCGTTCCAGCCATTCTGATCGTCTACATGCGTACTTGAGACTGCATATTTCCACCATTGTCTGGCGACAAATAACGGTGCATAGACTTCGAATGTAAGTGCTGCATGTCGGAATGGGCTTGTGTGCCCTTCTCTGACAAGGAAATCAATAAGTTTTGAATCTCGTTCAGAGAATTCGTCACTTTCCTTATCATAACTAACACGAGCAGCGTTAACAATGCTAAGGTCACTTCCAAGAGTATCAACCAGTCTGACATATCCCTTATCCAATACATTAATTTTCGATTCCATATTCTTCCCTAATTATTTTTATTGCTAGCATGAGACCATCTTCTGTAAAAGTCATAGTCTTGGTCTTGTTTTTGTTTAATTGTTCTTGCAACCTTTGAGCGATTTCTTCTGCTCTTTTTCTGGCAGAAAATCTTTTTAAATCATCAAGTAGGCCTTCAGATATATGTAAGTATGTCTTTGGATAATTACAGGATAGCTTAGTACTTGTCATGTTTCACATCATGCTTATCGTCAATATACTTGTGAATCTTACGCAATGCCCTGGCTTTTGTAATTAGATAAGTAATTAATACAAATACACCATTCCAAAAGAATTCTGCAACAATATGGTCTAAACCAAATACCACATCAATAATGTTTTCACCCATGGCTACTCTCCAATTAGTGCGACTAGTTCTGGATATGTTCGATAGATAGGATTTCTGTCAAATACAGACTTGTCTATATTTTTTAGATCTTCCCAATTTTCAACCATTTGGATCCATACACCTTGTGGCACAAATTCTGTCCAGCCACCCTCCATGTACATAGTAGGAATTTGTGTCTTATCAATAATTGTATATCCCCACATTATGCCATTAGTTTCTGACGGTGCAATTAGGATGCCTGCTGGGTCTGGTCGTAGACCAATACCACGAAGCTGTCCTAGAATTGGCTTATTCGATTCTTCCATTCATCAATCTTTCTAATTAGTTTAGGCTTTGTAAAAAAGTTCCAATTATTTAAAAACCAGTGCTTGTATACTGGTAGTGGATATTGCAAGAAACCCCAAAGATTTGCTGGTTTCTTTTTATAAGAGTGCTTACCCATTTACAACAGCAAAAATATCACGGTAGGCGATTACAAGATAATCCCTGCCTTCATGAGAAATTTCAGTACCCTGATACTTGGAAAAAATTACCTTATCTCCTGGTACAAGATCAATAGCCATTTTTGAGCCATCAGCAAAGGTTGCTCCTGGTCCTACAGCTACAACAACTGCTTCCTGTGGCTTTTCATCCGCTGTTCCAGCAATAATAAGTCCAGATGCAGATGTCTTCTCTTCTTTTGGCGGAAGTTCTAGAACAACCTTATCTTCTAGTGGTCTAATCAATTTTCATATCCTTAACTTTTTGAATTACGGCTTTGATTGCGTATTCGTACACAACATCTTCGCCTTTATTTTTATAGAGTTCTCTCTCTAACATGCTAACAATAGCATCAATTATTGAAGATGCACCAGTTCTTAGGCCATCTTCCCATACTTCATTTTCCATATACATATAATACTCCTAATCAGGGTATTTGTCAATAGTATTTGGGCAGTTTTTCGTCTTACCCAGGACACCATGACTAATAGATTACTTAATAGTAATCGTCTTAGGCTTCTTTTCTTCTGGAATATTTCTAATTAGATCAATATACAAAATACCGTCTTCAAATCCAGCAGATTCTACTTCGTAGTATTCTGGCAGATTAAATGATCTTGAGAATTGACGAGCAGCAATACCCTTGTGCAGGTAATTCTTATCTGGTACATTGACTGGCTTGTTGCCTTTAATTGTTAAGACGTTCTTTTCAGTAGTAATACTGATATCATCTTTTTTAAATCCAGCTACCGCAAATTCCATAACAATCTTATTGTCATCAATTTTTACAATATTGTATGGTGGATAAGCTGGGGATTGTGTCTGGAAATACTTGTCAATATCTAGACCAAGTGTTCCAATTCCAAATGGTGATTGAATAACCATGTGTATCATCTCCTTATATTAAGCGAGTTAATTGCCTCCAATTGGCAGGCATATATATTATATCACATTTGCTCCCCCACCAGGATTCGAACCTAGAATAACGGCACCAAAAACCGTAGTGTTGCCAATTACACCAAAGGGGATTGGTACTCCTGGTGAGACTTGAACTCACACTGTCTAGAACCTAAATCTAGTGCCTCTGCCATTGGGCTACAGGAGCGTGGCATGTCAGAGAATCGAACTCTTCTAGCAATAATGCGTCGGATTTACAGTCCAACTTCTGTCCCAGCAGCCATGCCATGATCCTCGGATAAGTACTCACCTTTCGGCATTCCCATCTTTCACATTCAGTAGGATCATCC